TTGCTTTGTTCCAAGTTTTAGAGTTCTCGCCAACAAAAATGAACCTAGGCGTTGGCGTAATAGCCCCCAACATAGTATTGGGTCTTTCACCAAGCAAAGTAGCGTTAAATTCTTCGCCAGCGTATTTGCCCAAAGACTTACCAACCTTGCCACCAGCCAAAGCAGCCTGACGAACCAGCCTCGCAGCTTGCAATGCTTCCATCGGCGTAATAGGCGCAACCGAACCAATCTCCCCCGCTATCTCCCCCACCCTAGACGTAGGCTTTAAAGGCAATTCCTTGAGTAACTGACTAGTCCCATAAGGCACTAACTTCATCTGGCTATAGTCCACATCCCCAAACGCCTCCATCGGCATAGGACTTCTGACCGTATTAAGAACATCAGACGGCAACCCCAACGTACCCGCTACCCTACCCCTAAGTATCTGCAAAGGCACTTCAGTCGCCCCTATAGGGTCTTGTACCCTACGCTTGCCCATGCTAGGGTAATAACCAAAAGCGGCTCCAAGCTCATTCCGACCTGCGGGTGTTAATTGATTTATTGGCATAAAAAAATAAAAATTGTTCGTGGGTCCACCGTTCCTGTGACCTTTCCCTTCTCGGCCCTACCCCCCCCATTGGCCGGATGGGTCATTGGCCATCCTTCGGAGTGACGTCTGTGGCGTTGGTCTTGTCGAATGTTACCCTTGATTGCGCCTCGGTAATAGCGTCTATCACGCTGATACGCTGGTCAACAACGCTGACATCAATGCGATCACCGTAAGTTCTAGGCTTGAGCTTACTGGCCACCCACTTCCTTGCATCCACCTGTAGGCGCTTTTGCTGCACCCAGGCACTAGCTTCTGGCCCCCTTAGTCCTTCAGGCATCTCCGCATCTGATAGCTCAATGATCTCCTCTGCCAGCTTGTCAGCCCTATCCTCCACGGCCTTCTCATACATGGCTCGGAACTCTACGTTGTCAGAAATCATGTTCCTAGCTAGGCGATAGCTAGGCATCCCATCTTCCTTCAAGACGCTGGTTAAGCTCTTGCCCGCAGATATGCCGTCAACAATCCTCTGCCAGCAAGGGTTAGTCAATGGATAAAGCAGCGGTCTACCCATCTTCGGGCGATCAAGTGGGTGAAGTAATGCCGTCATGGTTTCCCCTAATGCGCGTGTGCGTAATAATGCAGATTGTCGCTGAAAAGTGCTTCAAGCGTCTATTCATCTAATTTCTTTCTTTTTTGTTTTGTGTTGTCATGCAAATAGTCATCCTCTCTATCCCTCCATTAGTCTTTACTCTATCTACGTGAAGATGGGAGTCAGCTTCTCCGAGAGTAATGCTTTATTATTAGATGTAAGAGCCTCGATTTGGTCTCGTCTTAATAGGGCAGAAAGCCAGAAAATTCCCTAAAGAAACATCCTCGAATGCTGGCTTAACAGCTCTTACGAAATCCATAGATTCTGTTCTTTTAATCTTTCTTTTGTTCTTTCATAGGCTCTATCCCACATCTGTCTTCTTTGATCTTTGGATAGATGTGAGCCTTGGTCCAGCTCTGTGTGGCAGGTTTGGCAGAGTGCCGCCGTGTATTCGTCGCTGGCCTTGATTCCCCGTCCTTTGCCGTGTTCAGCCCAGTTTGAGTGTGCCGCCTGGGTCTGGCCTTCAATGTAGCAATTCTGGCAGGGCAGGTCTGCCACGTTCATCAGGTGCTTTTTGCTCCTGAAATAGTTAAATTTTGGTATCACGGCTTTTTTTCCAATCTCGCTTCAACTTTGGCTCTGTTATCACGATTTCTTGCGTCTTGAAAGTGTGTTCGTTAAAGCACTGTCTTGTACGCATACCGTCTTTTGTGTGTTTTACGTCTGTTGCAGCCGCACATTTAGGACATTTCATTGATTGTTACTCCATTTTCTGCTGACCAAGCCAGTAAGAATTCTACAAACTCGCTGGCTTGTTCTTTTGTGAATTTGCGGGTCTGTACACCCAATTGAATAATTGCATCATTTTCCAAGTTGGCCATTATTTGACTGTTTAAACCGATTTCTCGGCAATATTTGTCCACAAGCAACCTTTTCCATGTCTCAGCGTCCCACGTTGCACCCATGTGCTGCGCTTGTCTGGCAATCTCCCCAATAATTGCATGATATTTTTCTTCCTGCCGCCTAGTTTTGGATGCTGGTTTGATTTCAAGCGTGAGCTGTCTGCCAGCGTTAAGCGCATCTTTGATCTTTGGCCATAGACTACGCATCAAGGCTAAAGCCTGGGCTTCGTTGTCAAGGTCGTATTTCACCGATTGCCCCCAACATTCTTAAAGCCGCTTCAGGGCTGTCAATCCTTGCCAACGTACCTCCGGCCCAACTTTCGAAAAAGTCCGCTTGTAAGTCCGTTAAACGCTTTTTAGAGGTGCTTTTGACCTCAACCAGAAACGTGTGGCTTTTGTAACCCACTAAAAGGTCAACAGGTAAGCCAATGATCCAAACGTAAGCGCCAGCATCCCGCAGCGCTTGGACTATGGCTTTTTGGTTTTCGTCAACCCTCGCTGCGTGTCGCATCTTGTGCTTTCTGCCATTCAACGCCCATATCAAAGGCATTTGACATTGCTTGAATTGTGTTTTCGTTTACGCCTACGCTTCTTAGCAAGGCAATTAGTTCTTCTTTGCTCACGATAACTCCTTTACCCGTTCACGGATTTTTTCAGTAATTCCAACCCAAAGACCTGATTCATCATCTTCAAGTTCTTTAGCTCTCTGTTTTGCATAAGGAACCCATCCCGCTTGCAACACCATCTGGGCTAAATGTTCCACTTGTCTGTCGTAGGCTTGGGCAAAATCCATCTAAGTCACCTGTTAGTTCAAGAGCTTTGTTAATGATGTTGATATGGTACTGAGCGCCTTCTCGTACCTCATCAAGCAGGTTGTGGGCTTCAAAGTAGTTCAAAACGTGCCCTCATCATCTTTTTCGCTCCAATGCTGAACAGGTGGCGTCTTTAAAACCTTGTGAATCTGGGTTTTTTGCTTTGCACTTGTGCCCCATTGGTGAAAGCTGCACATGGGTCGATCAATCTGGACTGTCCAGCGGTTTGGGCAACCAGGCACAGAACACATGAGACGTGAAATTTCATCAAAACTAGATTCTTGAGATTTTTCATATTTCATGCGATTCCTCCAAAAGATTTACGAAGCTGGGCAAGTTTTTTCTTAGCTTGTTCAGCTATCTTTTCTCCATCAGCAATTTCAGATTGTGTTTTTTGTTTTTCAATCGCAAAAACAACCTTAGTTGGTATGTTTGGGCCAGCGTTACACAATTCTCGAAATGTGATTGCACTAGGAGGAAATTCACCCTTCAAATGCGCTATTGCATAGTCAAGACTTGGCTTGTAAGTTAAAAAACGTCCAAGCTGCTCTTTCCATACTTGGCGAACCATTGCTGGTTCAACATCCTGCCAATGAGTTGTAAATCTTGATCCGTAAATTGCACTCATCACGCCAAAAATGTAATCAAATCCTGAGTCGACATCACAAAAGTCGTTTTGCTTCCACATTTGGAACCTCCTCAATCACGTTCGTTGTTTGCGCCCAAAATGGTTTAGGAGTTGATAAACCCCGTGTCAACTGAGTCATTACATTTTGTCTACGCTGCGCTTCATTTTGTTTTTCAACAACCCATTCAGCTTTGAAAGATTGCCAGTTGCGAACAATAACCTCTTTTAATGCGTCCTCTAACGACCAACCAGCTATTTGCGCTTCCTTTGCAATACCGTCAACAACAATCTGCGTAACCTTCGCTTTTTTTGTTTTTCGATGAGAAATGAACTCATCCCAAACAGATTGTGAAACTCCAGAAGGAAGTCCTATGGTTTTAGTTTCTGTTTTAGTTTTAGTTTCGGTTACGGTTACGGTTAAAGGCACATCTGTATTCACTTGATTTACAGATGTATGCAAATGTAAACAAACGTCAGTAGGTGCAGGATATTTGCTTTCTTTTGCGCGAGGCACGTTATCCCACTTGCACATCATCAGGTTTAACTTGCCACTAGCTTCATAGATATAAATCAACCCATTGTTGTTAAGTTCGTCAAGTAGGTCTTTACATTTTCCAATGCTTATGCTGTCTTTGATTGGAAAGCATTGAGCTTTAATCATTGCTGGTCTAGCATCAAAACGCCCAAAATCGTCAACAGTTACCAGTAGACGATAAAAAAGAATTTCGGCTTGGGGAGATAAATTGTCTATGGCTTCGCTGTCACGAACGCCAGGTTTAAGATACCTTGTCGGCATAGTTTTCCTTCACTGTCCTCCACAAAAAGAAACAAACGGCAGGCGGGGAGGCTCGCTTTTCGGTGCGCTCATGACTTCGCACCTATCCGTGTTTCAAAAAATTATACCGTGAACCACTCCGGCTTCAAGACTTTTAGTTGCCAAACACGCATTTCAGGAACTTTGTCGCCCCATTGCGAAACAGCAGCCTGGCTGATGCCTAGCATAAGTGCAAGCTCAACCTGTGAGCCAGCTAGTTTGATTGCTTGTTCTTTTGTCATGCGCTGGATTATATAAGATACCTTGTTGCAATTAAGCCACGTTAGGGTTTGTCCTTACAAAATAGTTGTTGACCTGCACTAAATCTGGATTAAGATACACACATCCCGTAGCGCAACGCAAGCGGTAACTTAGGAGCCTTTATGAACCACCCAGACCTCTCCGAATACGTAGCAAACCAGCGTGACGACATTGACGCCGAACTGATCTGCTACTTTGACGACTACACCATGTCCCTTTGGTATGTGTACGTCAACGGCGGACAAATCCTCAACATCCTTGCAGACAGCGTTATTCAATCGCTTGAGCGTGAATATGCTTTTTACATGCGCAAGCGCCGCAAGGAAGACTACATCGACATGAAATTGGAGCAATCATGAAAAACTTTGAACAAATCATCTATGCCTTGGGCGTCATCTCTTGCTTTATCGTATTTATTTTAATTTGGACGGGACTATGAAAGTTTATCAAGCAATCAACGCAGTACAAACTGAGCTGGCCAAAATTGGCATTAGCAAGAACTCGCGCAACAGCCAAGGAGCTGGTTACAACTTCAGAGGCATTGACGCTGTTTACAACGTCTTGTCCTCCATCATGGCTGAAAAGGGTTTGTGCATCATTCCACGTATGTTGGCAAGGACTTGTGAGGAACGCATCAGCAAAGCAGGTGGTGCGCTGTTTTACGTGACTGTGGAGGCCGAATTTGATCTGGTTAGCGCAGAAGATGGGTCAAAGCATACCGCCCGCACGTTTGGCGAAGCAATGGATTCTGGAGACAAAGCCACCAACAAGGCAATGTCGGCAGCTTACAAATACATGGCTTTCCAGACGTTTGCAATTCCCACAGAGGGTGAAAACGATGCTGACCACCAAACGCATGAGGTAGCCACTAAAAAGACAACGCTAGACGCTAAACGCTTGACAGATGCAATCCAGCGCATCAAAGAAGGCAAGTACACCACAACCAAACTGCGGGATACCTTTGCTTTGACGCCAGAGCAGGACGCCCAGGTTATTACAGCATTGTCGGAGGCATGATGAAACTCTCAAACCTGATTGAAATACGTGATGCGCTTGTCGCTACAAAACAAGCGTTGCACGATCTGTCCATCGCGGAAATCCACATTGCTGGCGGCTTGTACGACAAACTTAAACCCGTGATTGACAAGACTTACGGGCCGATTGCAAACCTTAATATCTTGATTGAACACATGACAAACATGGAAGTGAAGATTACCAATGACTGAAATTATCCAAGGTTCGGATGCTTGGTTTGCTGCCCGTTTAGGAAAAGTGACTGCATCCCGTGTGGCTGACGTTATCGCCAAGACCAAGACTGGTTACAGCACCAGCCGCGACAACTACATGGCGCAGCTTGTTTGCGAACGCTTGACGGGCCAAAAGGGTGAGAGCTTTAGCAACTCTGCTATGCAATGGGGTACAGACACAGAACCCAAGGCTAGAGAAGCGTACATGGCTGCTAGGTTTGAAATCGTGACAGAGGTGGGGTTTGTTAACCACCCAACGATTGAGGCTGCTGGCGCCTCTCCTGATGGTCTTGTTGGGGATTTGGGATTGATTGAGATCAAGTGCCCAAATACTGCGACACACATTGACACCTTGTTGAGCCAGACAGTCCCAAGCAAGTACCTGACTCAAATAACCTGGCAGTTGATTTGCACAGGTCGGCATTGGTGCGACTTTGTGAGCTTTGACCCACGCCTACCAGCAGAGCTGCAACTGTTTATCAATCGTGTGGAATACGACCCAGTTTTTGGCGCAATGCTAGAAAAAGAAGTTATCGGCTTTCTCAAAGAGCTTGATAACAAAATTGAACAACTAATGAAAGTGAAAAATGGCAACAATTTATGAAGTAACCGTCCGCGCAGGTACATACCAAAAAGACGGTCAAGAAAAGATCAAATATCAACGGATTGGGTCTGTCATTGAGACTAAAAAAGGCTTGATGCTGAAACTTGACCAAGTGCCTTTGGTTGAAGGCGGTTGGGAGGGTTGGGCCTATCTTTTTGAGCCTAAAGAAGATGGTTATAAAACTTCAGCAAAATCCAAATTGTCAGTTAGCGATTTACCTGACGAAGATTTGCCTTTTTAATTTTCGGGGGTGAAAGTCAGCAATTTGCAGTTGCCATTGATTAGTAGCCCCCATTTTTTTATAGGAACAAATATGTTTAGTTTTTTATCACGCGCCAAAGACCCAATCACTAGCTTAAAAGCTGCTTTTCAAACTCCCGACTTGATGAAAGAACACGAAGAAGTCATCATTGCTTGTCTTAGGAGGTTTGGGCCTTTGGGTAAAGACGGCATTGCACGACATTCTGGGTTATCAGGTAACCAGGTAGCCAGACGTTTAAAGAAGCTCCAAATCGAGGGGTTTATTGAGTTAACAGGCAATGAGGTCTTGTCAGACAGCAGACGCAAAGAACGTGAATGGGCTTTTGTGCCCGTACAGGAGGGATTGATATGAAAAGAGCAATGAAACAGGCACTTGAGGCGTTAGAAGACGCAAAAACACATGGTTTAGTTTACGTAAATGAAATTGTTGATTTACGCCAAGCCATCGCAAAGGCAGAAAAGCAGGGTGAGCCTGTGGCAAAACTTTTTGGAACTTTGCCTGTGTATGACACCACACCGCCAAGGGAGAACACATGACAATGATCGACATAAACTGTTGGGAACGTGGGTGCGCCTGCTACGACAGCCGAATAGCTGATGAAACTGTTGAGGTAGTACGGCGTAAATGGGTCGGGCTGACGGATGAGGAGATTGACAAGGCGTGGCGCAGTGTTGACTACACGGTTCCTTTGGAGCAGCTCCGCATCGACATTGCCCAAGCCATTGAAGCCAAACTAAGGAGAAAAAATGAAAAGCTATGAAGACGAAGCATTTGACGACATTGAAAAAGCACAGCAACGCAAGGTAGCTCATGGGGTTACAGATGGCTCTCTATGGCGCAAAAGGCAAGAGCCTGACCCTATCCTAGCAATGGCGCGTCACGCTGGCTTTACGGTAGAAAACGGCAAGATTACAGATGGCACAGATTCTGGCGTTGACATTTCTGATGAACTCAGAGCGTTTGCTAGGTTGTTGTCTACCAAGGAATAACGATGGGTAACTTAGAAGTCATCATTATTTTGCTTTTGGCAGGAGGCTTTTTGTTTACTGCCGTGTTTTTTATTGTGATTATGTTGATGGTCGCAATGGACTAGGAGGATGTATGAAAGTAACTTTAGAGTTTAATGATCTTGAAGACGCAAAAAGAGCTATCCATGCTGCCGATGCTTGGATAGCTCTTAGCGAAATTAGCGAATTGTTGCGTTCACAGCGCAAGCACGACGCTCCATCAGAACAGACTTTGATCTGTATTCAGGAAATCGTGCAAGAAACTATGCCGCTAATTTATTCTTGAATTTCTTCTTCAACAAGAACCCACTCGTCTAGGTCTTCGTCATAGGCGTAGGTGTT